GAACGCCAATGCGTTCGGGTCTGTTTCTTGTGTAATACCAGCTTGAATATTCTGCCAAGATGTACCGTTATAATATTTTAGCACATCATCAGTAGTGTTGTAAAAAAGGTCGCCTTCATTAAGGCTTGAGCTAGGATTTGTAGCTCCTACACGATAACGGTCTGCAAAGCTGTTAACACCGCTAATATTTGTAGCGACAGTAGTAATGTTTGTGTCATTGCTTGCAACAGTTGTCACATCAGATGTGATTCCGGCTACTGATGTAACATCAGAAGATATACCAGCAACGCTTGTCACATTAGCCGATATTCCAGCTACCGTGGTTACATTTGCAGTAATGCCTGCTACCGCAGTTACGTCAGAAGTAATGCCGCCTAGATTATCAATATCTGTTGATATGTCAGCAAGAGCGTCCATGTCAGCTACAATAGCTGCTGTTCCTAAAGTATTCATATCAGCAATAGCGGCACTTGTTCCAAGCAATCCTATTTGACTGCTTACTGCGGCTAGTGATTGAATGTCGGTACTATCACCAGCTACCGTAGTAACATCAGAGCTAATACCAGCTACTGTAGTCACATTAGCGGACACCCCTGCTACTGAAGTTACGTTTGCAGATATGCCAGCAACAGTATTAATATTTGAGGTATTACCAGCTACAGTCGTTACATTTGCACTAATTCCAGCAACGGTGCTAACGTTAGTGCTTATGCCAGCAACAGTAGTTACGTTACTTGCAATAGCCGCTAAATCAGATATAGCATCTGTAGCTACCGTACCGTCTTCAATATCTGCAAGAGTACCGATATCAGCAGATATTGCCGCAATAGTAGTTAACTGACCAATGTTAGGCCCTGCTTCTGGTATTCCAGTAGTAGAGTTGAAAGCTAACACTGTGCCTTTACGAGTATTAAGGTTAGGCAAGTTAAGGTTTGCTGAAGCGTCTGAATCAGCAAGCTTTACAGTTCTGGTTAATCTTGTCTCTAATTCTTGCTCAATAGCAAAAATCTTGTCTAACTCTGTATTTAGTGAACTAATATTAAAAGGGCCTGACGTTGGAAAGTCAGTTGTTCTTTCAATATCAATGTCTCTAAAAATTGTATAGGTGGTAGTAGAAACGTAAGTGTCACCTAAGGTAATATAACCACCAGAAAATCCATCATCTACTGCCGTTCCTGTAACAGCAAATGTACCAGTTCCAGTACCTCTGGTTAAAGTAGTGTCATTTCCAGCAGAATCAGTAACAATAACATTAATGTCATCAAGATCAAAGAATGGGAAATCAATCGTTAACTGCGTTGTGTTGGCAGTTACCGCTTGGGTGTACTGGACTCTAGCGTCATTATCTGCAATTTGTATAGTAGCCATACTTTATCTATTCCCTATTGCTAGTTTGCTGTCTATTCACATTACCACCAAAAGCCCCATCATATATTGGGTCTAAATAAAACAAATTGCCACTTGGGAACACAAATCTCATATCTCTCATCGTGTCATCAGTAATGTTGTTGTTCAAAACATCCCCTATAACACTGCTTGCATTAAGCATTGTGCTACCAGCAGGGCCAAAAACAGACCCAACTTTAGCACCAGAATGAACTGGATATTGCTGTTGCTCTGTTAACAATGGACGCATTCCTATTTTGTAGTCGCTAACCTTTTCAATTGCGTTGTTTACATCCATAAACCAACCTAAAACACCGCTTCTATCTATTGCATTCATAAGCTTTTGGTCAGCAGTTTCGTCACTTGTTATACCATATTGGCTTCTTTTTATTTCATTAACCATAGCAGCCAATCCAACAATTAAAAATGCACCTTGCCAAAATGCACCATCTTTTTCTTGCAAACCAGCAGTGAGCATACGAACCATAGCCCCCTGACCGTATGATTTAAACTGGGTCATAAGAGAACCAATTTCAGTAGATGTCCATAAAGCCCTGTCTCCAGCACCGGGAGTTATAATGGTACGTTCTACATTCTGATTTAAAGCATTTCTAAACTTTAGACGTTGAGCCATAGCTTCGTCAGACCAGCCATCGGTATTAGGAATCCATTCGTTTCCTTCTTTTTGACCGTTCTTACGAATCTCTTTTCTCATAATCCTATAGTCATTTTCACTTATACCATTCTTAAGAAGCTTTTCTTTTTCTGATTGAGAAAGGGACTTCCAGCCACCCTTTTTCATAATGCTTTCTGTCATTCTTAAAACGGTGACGTTACCAGCTATTTCCTTGATTGCCTGATTCCATATGTTCAAGCCGTTCATCATAAAGAACATGCCAGTTGCGTCATTCAAACTACGCTCCACAGCAAAACGATTACCAAACAAATCGCCAATATCTGACATAGCATGCGCTCTTAAGCCAAGAACAGCATCTACAGCAATAGCCGCTTTGTCTAATTCGCCCTTGTTCATTTGCTTGATAGTATATGCTTGCTGGTCAAACATAGACTTGAAGCCCTTATGGTAAGCATTAGAAAAACCTTCAACCATAACAATCCTTGCTATGTCAGGAACAGAGCTAACCATAGCACTGCCCATTCCTACTAAAACATTGAAAGACTTCATTGTTCTAACAAAACGACTTGAGAATGCATGTGGGTCTTTAGAAGCACCATAAGTTCCACGTAGTCTGTCTCTTAAACCACGAATGTCTCTTATGTCCGCTTGTTTAGCTTTTGCTAGCTCAGACCTTTTAGCAAAGTCTGATGTTTCTGATATTAGCCTGTCATACTCTCTAGCAATTTCATCTATCTGGTCAGACATATCAAAGCTTCCGTATCTTCTAGCAAGCTCAATATCCATGCCCATAGTCTTTACATGGTGCTTAATTAAGGTTTCTATATCTCTTTCAAGAAACTCTTCTATAAGTTCATCAGGTATCTCAAAGCTTCTTCTTTGCGCTCCAGATGCGTTTTTAATAAAGTCAAGAGAGTCATACCCACCTTCTAAATCAACAAATGGCTTTCTTCTTGTAACCGAATCAAGTATTTCAGCGGCTATTTTGTCTGCGTTGGACGCATTTTCACCCTTCTTAATTAGATGAGTTCTTACTATATTTAAAAATCTTGGAGTGTTTTCTTCAATTTTATCTACCCTATAAACTCTAGGGACATAAGATTCAGCAGTGTTTATAAGAACCCCAGATTCTTGGATTCTTGCAAGCTCTCTTTCTATAGACTGAACTGCTTTTGCGTCTCCAGACTCTCTGGCTACTTTAAGTTCTTTTTCTAATTGCTTGGTAAATAAACCTACTTGTTGAGCTTCTTCTTTAATAAAATTAAATACTGGCCTATATGCTTGAGCCGCTTCAGTAACAAATGATGAAGCGGAGTCACCCACTTTATCTATGTCACCTCTAGCCATTGCCATGCCTACACGTTGCCTAAACTCAACTTCTGTAAGAGTGTTGTCTGCTCTTCTAAATATATCGCCTGTTTGCATTTTTAGCATTTCAACAGCACGACCAACATCGCTTTCTGGAACAGCCCTGTTTCTATATTTAAGATAAGCAGAATCAGAAACTCTTATAGACTCCAGTAACTTCGGCAAATAAGTAGTTCTAAACGTAGCTTCGACAGATTGGTCCATCTCTATTCCAAAAGACCTAACCTTTTTCTGCATAATACCGCCAACGTCAACCATACCTACAGCTAGGTTTCTAACAAAAGCATTGTCACTGTTGAGCATTCTATTAACTGGATTCCACCCTAGCTTTTCAACTCCAATGCCAGTTTCTTCTAAACCCTCTTGCTCCAACTGACGATACATAGTTGTTCTTACTGTTTCAGGATTAGCCCCTGCTCCAGCAGATTTTGGCAATCTCTCGTATCCTTCTCCAACAGCTTCATCTGATTGACGCATTTGAGCTAGGTTTACAGCAGACATGTTCTTGCCAAAAGCAACGGTCAAAGTACCGCCAAGTATAGCGGCAGCAGTTAATGCCATTGCACTATGGCTAGCATCTCTCGCTTCATTTTGTGTTTCAATAATCCCTTGTTGCCCAGCAGTCATCATATATGTAAAAGCAGCACCCCCAAAGAATCTCCTTACAGGCCCAGCCCTCATAATTCTTACTGGTGCTATTGGGGACATTATCGTTGGGGTGGCTAACGTAACACCAATACTAAACAAACTGCCATAATTAGACTGGTCAAGAACATACATGTCTTGCCTGTCTTCTTGCATACGTCTATATTTTTCCATGGCTTGCTCATGGCTACCTACATGCCTAAAGAAAAACAAACCATCCTCTCCAACAAGACGCTTAAGCTCCCTGTCTTTAAATGGAGAATACCCAGGAACAGACCTCATTTTAGGGTCAATAGATGAATTTATCAGCCTGCCCAAAGCTGGACCTACATGATATTGGTCAATAGCCGCTTCAAAAGCCTGACCAAGAGTAGGAGTGTAAAGATGATAGTCAAAAGAGTTTTCGTCTAATTTGCTGGCTACTCTTTGACCAAATCTATCAGACTCAAAGCCATACATTCTATTGTGCAAATCACGATAGACATTGTTTTTAGGTATGCCCTTTTCTTCAATGAGCTTTTTTATTCTTAGCTCACTTTCCCTAGCTTGCTTTTGCTCTTTAGTAAGTTTGAAGGTTTTAGGTACTGTAAAGCTGTTCTCAACACCTATTTGAGAAGGCTTAAATAAAGCATCAAAGCTACCCTCTTCAGGTAAAGGGACACCTTCAGCTTCTAATTTTTTTTTTAAAACCACCCCAGAGAGAAGGCTGGCTTCTTTATTTCTTCTGGTAGAGTACCTGTCTCCAAAGTCCTCTAAATTAGCAACAGCATCTTCCCAAGAACCACTTGTCACTTGCTTCCAAAAGTTAGGTGTTCTGCTTTCTAAGTCTCCGTACTGAAACGCAACAGATGCAACAACTGTTTGTTGCTCTGGAGAAAGCTCATCAAAATCACTGTTTGTAGCATTTTGCCATTTCTCTCTCAACTTGCTTAACTCTTTGGTTTTAGCAAAGTTATCTACTGTGATTGCTTGCTCTTCAGATAAATTTAAGTTCTTTGCTATCTTCTGTGCCTCAGCACCTTTAAAGCCAAGAAAAGGTTTTAATGCTTCTTTTAGGTCATCATCAAGACCTTCTAGGTCTGACTCTTGCCTTGCACCTAAATCAAACCCAGTTCCTATAGTAACCCCAGAAGAAGAAGCACCAGCATCAGGAACATATCCTGTTGTTTCAAAGCCTTCTAGTTCACGTATAAAATTCCAGTTTACTTTGCTCATTATTTAAATCCAAGGCTGAGTACAGTTTCTTTTAATCTCCAAAGCTCTTCAATATCTTCTGTAGTGAAAGGCTCTATTGATTCATCCATTCTAAGGTAATCTGAGTTTTGGCCTAAACCAAAGTAAATCTCGTTTACCTTTTTTATCAATGGATCAAATGAAGAAGGCTGTCTGCTTTCTTCCCATTTTTCAAATGTGTTTTGCAACAAGCCTCTATCAAGCAAACCGCCTAGAGATAAAAACCTCTTTATTTTGCTAGACTTTACTTCTTGCAAAGCATTTTTATAGCTCTCGTTTTGTGAAGAATAAGCAAAGTCATATCTGTAGTTGTCTGACAAAATATATGGAACACCAAGCTTGTCATACAAAGCTACCGTGTAGCTAGGCTTTCCACCCATATTGTCGTTAGCAAAAAACTTTATACTAGAGCCGCTTCCTACTTCTTGCAAAGCACTATAGAAGCTTTCATTTGCAATTCCCGGAACTGAGTTAACAGCTTGAACAACATCATTAACAATCATTTCGTGAGTTAAATTTACTACAGGTTTAGCATTTCTTCCAGCCACATCATCCATAGGAACTGTGGATTGAGCATGAGTAAGAACTGGAGATTCAACCATTTCTATTTTTCCAGTACGCTCATTCTCCTCTAACCCATAGCGTTTTCCAATGCTTGTTAAAACACCAAACATAATCTGCTCTGGAGCTACAGCCTTGCCATGCTGTAAAAGTCTTGAGTAAAAAAGGTCTTTTATAGAGTTCTTAACAACTGGATTATTCAAAACAACCTTATTTACATCATCAGTAGATATATTGTGTGTGTCAGCAAACTCTTGTATAAAACGTTCTCTTTGAGGGTCATTTTCGTTTATCCCTAACGCAGAACTTAGAGTCATCAAAACTGGACTTCCTATTCCAAAAGGAACATCCATTGTAAGTGTTTTTCTAAATGTTTCTTGCAAAAACTCATCTGCAAGCTCTTCTGCGTTTCCATCTTTAATTCTTGTCCCAAAGTAATTGTTTAAGCCCCTATTGTAATCAACTGGGTTCTTAACAATCTCTTGAGCAACAGAAATACCAACGCTGTTAGCAAGCGTCATGTATGTTCTTTCTTCTTCAGAAATGTTGTTTTTCTCAAACAAGTCATACATTATGGCATATCTTGGCTTGTCGCTTTGACTAACCATTATGTCCATTGTCTGACCCAACACTCTAACGGCTCTATCTGTGGCTTCTTCGCTATACTTTGCTTGCTTAATAAGGTCTTTAACTTCAGGCAAAAGTAGCCCTTGAGAGTTTAAGGCAAATGATGCGGCTGTGTCAGCAGATGCTTGAAATACAGACTCATCATTAGAAAACAAATCAATCTTAACAGATTGTCCATCTGGCATTATTGCTTTGTCATATCCAAAAGACTTAACATAAGCCTCGCTTTCTTTGTCACTCAAAGTCATTGATAAAGACAATTTGCTTTGTGCAGTTTGTGCCAAAACAATTTCATCTTTTCTTTTTTTCATATCCTTTTTGTACTTTGAAACATCGGCAAGATAAGCGTCTTCTGTTGCCCACCCAGCACCTACACCATCTCCAATAACGCCGGATTTAATTAAGTCAGGTATTTTTCTTATAAAAGTTTCTGGTTGCACTTGGTATGAACTAAAATCACTCAACTCTCTTTTTAGCGTTGAAGAAACTACTGTTCTTTGAGGGCTTCTTGTTTTGGTATCAAAATATTTAAGATATTGAGCTTTTACTTCATAAAATTCCGATGGGTTTATTTGACCGTTTTCATGCATTTTTCTAACTTTTAGAAAAGCAGAAACCATTTGAGATTCTCCAACAGGGTCGCCAGAGGCTATAACATCTTCCCAGTTTAAAATTAAATCTTTAGCTGGGCTAAATTCCTCATTTATTCTTTGCTGGTCTGATGCCTTACTTTGCTGTAATGCACTAAAGACTTGTGTAGGCTTAAGAACGCTTAAAATTGGGTCTTGATTTGAAATCATGTCCACAACGCTTTCACCATTTATAACTCTTGAAATGATGTTTTGGTAAGCAGACTCCCTCACCTTTGAGTCTTCAGTTAACTCAGCTTGTTTTAATCTTTGCAAACTGTTTGCGGTTACTGTCAAAGCCGTTCTTATTTGCTCCTCATCTATGTCAGGATTGCTGTAGGCTTCATCAACAATCTCTTCAATAGCTTCTAATGAACTGCTGTAACCGTAGTCTCCATTTTGGGTAAAGATTTTTTCAATCGCAGACTGACCAACTCTAATTGCAATTGCGCTTTGCTGGTTTGATCTTAACTGTTCTATTTTTAAAGGATTAACACCAAGGGTTTGCAAATTTTCAAGTATAACTTCATTCTCATCCTGAAGCTCTTGAACACGCATTTCAAAGCCCTCAACAGAAGAATCGTCATCTTCTACAGGACCAACTGCTGCTAAGTTACCTAATTCTTTTGTGTTTATAGAGAGGTTTTTTTGCAAACTTGCTATACCAACAAGTTCTGATTCCTTTTGCTGTTGAGCAAATGCTTGATTTTCAGAAGAAAGAAAAGCAGATTCTACCTTTGGCAATAATTGTGCAAATATAAAATCATCATTTAATTGCTCTCTAAGACCCTCAGCATAACCATTCATTTCAGCCCTAACTTGGTCAGGGTCGTTTTTATGTTTTATCAAAGCAATATTTGCTGAACTTTTTATATCATTTACAGCCGCCGCTACATAAGCACCTACTGCTGCTTTTCTGTGAGCTTGCAAAACTTTGTCTGCATCACTTTTAGGAAGATTTTTAACAGATTGTGAATAGTCAAGATTTATTAAAGGAGATAGTTTCCATTGCCCTTGTTCATCTTTTGTGTACTTAACACCAGCAGTTTTTCCATCTATTTCAGCTTGACGTATTGCATCGTTATAATCACGATTGCGAATTTGAGTCCCTATTTGAGATACACTTTGGCCAAGTTGCTGATATGCATTGGCGGCAGATTTGAACCCAGATAAATCAGGCATACCTGTAGGTTGAGTAAATACGCTTCTACCTTTTGTTCTTTGGAATGCCATTATTTACCACCTATCTTAAAGCCATCTGTTGCCTGACCAACCCCCATAACTGCTTGCCCAATAGCGGCTGTCATCTTCGCCTTGCCTTCAGCCCTTGAACCAGCCGCACTTATCTGGAACTTTCGTCTATTAGACATTCCCATTAATTTTATAGATGATATGTCTTTCTTAGCTATCTTCTTTTCTTGACCAGCTAAAGTAGCTACAGATGCAGAAGTTCCTAAGGCAATGCCTTGTGCTGACATAGATGTGCCTAAAGAAGCAAGCTGTTTACGCAACTGAGTATTACGCTCTTCTTCTTGTTGACGAGCTTGAATAGAAGCCATTTCAGCCTGTTCTTCATAAGCCCTTGCTTCCATTTCGCTAGCGGCTTTAGCTTGTCTAGCACCAGCTAAACCAATTACAGCACCAGCTACTTGTGCATAAACACCCATTATACTTCTACCTCAAGCATTATACCATTTATCGTTATAGGTAATGGCTGGTCTTGTGTTAACGTTACTGTACCTTCATTACCCCAACCTAGTAAATACACTTCTTTTCTGCCTGTAATAACATTTGGCTGATTAGCAAAGTTGTTTGTAACTCTTCTTACAAGCAATGTTGTACCTTTAGTCTTTACGTTCAACGTTTCATTCAAGTCTAGCACAGCACGAACTACACGTCTTTTCTGACCGAATGATATACCATCTGGAAGCTGAAACTCAGCAGGGAGTGTAATAAGCTCTGGAGTATAGTCTAAGCCAACTTCAATATTGTCTACTGCGGCTGTAAGCGTAAAGTCACCATTTGCATCAGTAGTGTAAGTACCCATAGCATAATTTTCTGACTTAACAACAATCTGAGTATTAGGCAAATGAGCTATAGTCCAGTTTGTTTTAGCTGTAGCGTTAGTGGCTTTGATAGCAGAATCTGTATGATACTCATTATCTAATAGCTCAAGAGAAGTAAATGTTGCGCTGTTTATTGTTCTTTCGCAAATAGCATATACTTGCCTGTTAACAACAACTACATTTTTAAACTCGCCTTGTGTAGACCATTCAGCCCATCCCTGTAGCTGTTCTTTACGAATAGACATGAATACTGGCATTTTACCATCTGAGTTTACTAGATACATATAAGCTTCTAGCTGGTCTGCGGCTTCACGCTGGGATGCCATCTGAGTGGGTGTGCCAATGATATGTGGAGATATGAGAGTTAAGGCATCCGCATTATACGCTTGCCCTACATCAGAATATACAAACTCTCTTACAGCACCTTTTGACTTTGTAAGGAATACCATAGCACCATCAAATTCCACTGGAGGAACACTGCTACTTCCATAAGATGTCTGCTTCTTCACAGATATAGTTGTTGGCGTTAAAGGTTTGTTTTCTGAAGTAGGAACATAAAGCTCTTGCTCAGAAGTAAAGATAGTTAAGTGTCTAAAAGACCCAAGTGCCTTAATCTCTGATATCTGATTTTCAGCAATTTGTATCTGGATTGACTCATCATCCAGTGCTTCGCCAACATCAAAGTTAAAGAACTCACCAGTCTTTGACATAAACAAATGGTTTGGTAAGTCCCTAGAACCACCAAAGATTAAACGTTGGTCGTGAAATGTAACCGCCCTAGCAAACCCTTTTCTGCTAGAGAACACCTGTTCTTTCCAAGTCGTTCTAGCATTTGTATTAGCTGGTGCTGTATCAAACGTTCCAGTAATAACTGTGCCAGAAACATAAGCGGTAATATTAATATGGTGAATTACATCACTTGAGTCAGTAAACTCAATCTCTTCACCAACCCAAGTAGAATCAAATATAGATGTACTAGCAGTTATGTTCTGACTACCAGTATTTGAGTTTTGAGGCGTAAGAGTTACTGCTGGGTCAACAAATCTAAAGTAAGGCTGATGTATATAGTTGTTAGATGAGTCAAACTGATAGTCAACAAGATTGAAAGTATCTACTGCTGTTCTTGTCAGCTTTTGCATTTCCATATCTGGATGCACAATAATCATTGTATCGCCAGACTGAGCAACACTTAACTCACCAATCATTGCAGTGGTCCAAGGGCATGATGTGATGGTATCTGCTATTGCAGTAGGTGTTGTTACATCAACAACGTCTAGCCGACCATTAGAAAATAAAAGAATATAGGCTTCATCTTCATCATAGATGTAAGTTTCTGTTTGATATGAAATATCAGAAAGCTCTTGAAGATACCTAAAACCACCTCTGCGTCTAATACCGCCTTGAGATAAAATACGAAAGTTCTTGAGGCTTTTTACGCCATTCTTATATGCGTTGGAATCAACCCTAGAAGACAGTAAGGGTGTAATCTCTCCTGCTGTAAAGTTGGTGTAAAACTGACGTAATAGAGCCATTCATTATGTGCCTTCTATTTGCTGGTATGCACCAACTCTTGCTCTGCTGTAACGATTCAAGCGAATGCCTTGTGTTGTTACCTGTTGTGAGTCTCTAGCCTTAGCTTTTCTAAACTGTGCTTCTGCTAGATTTGTGTAAGAAGTGGCAACATCGCCTTTTCTAGTCACAGATAAAGCCAAAACAGATGCAAGTCTAAAAATAACCCACATAGTAAATGCAGGAGGCCAATACTGAGTTTCAGGTCTAAACACATAGTTTAAAACAACCTCATCAGCTACTTCAGCATTAATATAAACATAACGCTCATAGATGTCGTATGGCTGTGGTGTATTGTCTATTGTAACGGTAAGTGCTTGTACAACAGGAGGATTAGTGGGCAGGGCATAAGCCGCTTCCCATCTATCAACAGGTGCGGCAGTAAGTCTAGACATAATCTTTTGACCTGTTGCAAAGTTCCAGTTGTGCTGTGCAAGACAGTCAGTAACCACATCCTCATATATTGTGTTAGCAACCAATGCTTCATCAGTAGCATCTGTAAATGAAGTCAAAGGCTCTAGTCCAATAAGAACCATAGCCTTTTGTGCAACTTCAATATCTGTGGATGGAGTAGTTGGCATTACTTACCGTATCCTGATTTTTTATTACCCATTGTTTTGCTACCCTTAGGAGGGTTTAAACATTTTCCAGCACCTTTGCATTTGCCCGGATATGGGCATGATTTACAAGGAGTCATTATCTAGCTCCTCTAGCGCCACGGGGGCTGTTACGTCCACCAGACGACCTAGGGCCTTCGTATGAGGGCATTGATTTTTTATCGTATCGAAAATCTGAAGTAGGACCAGTAAGCATATCAATTTGACCTTTAACACCAGAATATTTTGAATTTAACTGGTCTGCTGTTAAACCGCTTTGAGTTCTAAAGTTTGGAGATTTCATTGGAGCATTGGCAAACCCGCCTTGCTCAAGTTGCCTTAGATTGCGCTTGTTCATTACTTAACTCCCTTTCCTAGAGTTACTCCTTTTCCAAAGGTTACTGTTCCAGCACGGATTTTTTTCGTCTTTGGAGAAGGTGAAGGGGCAGATTTCTCTGCCGCCTTCTTTGTTGGTGCTTTAGCCATTAGCGACTATCTGTAGTCATACTCACGATATCGCCTGTATCGACAACACCGCCAGAGTTAGAAACAACAGTAGCAATACCAAAACCATTAGCGGCATTGATAAAGATTACATCGCCAACATTGATTTCGCTAGACTTTAAATTAAAGTAGCTAGCGGCATCAATGACATTCAGATTATCACCAGTTGACTTGTAGTGCCAAAGGTGAAAGCCATTGCCTGAATAATTGACTAAGGTGAAGTCTGCGTCTACGAATGCCATTATAACCTCTCCTTATTTCTTCAGTTGCAGTTCGTAACATGCATCTGCGTCAATTAGGGTAGCATTCATTTGCATCTTATTCAGAACAAAGTATGCGTCCTTATCGTTGTGATACTGCATGTTGGATGAAACATCTGCACCAATTGCATGACCAATCGCTGAAGAGTGCCAAGCAAAACACTTGCGGTCTACGTTACCAGAGCCAGCTTCGTCTAGGCCTGAGAACGGAAACCATGTAAAGCCAAGCCACTGCTTTGCAGTGATTGAGTTAGCAAATGGTAAGTTTTCTGTACCGATATACTCAGCACGTGAAAACTCATCAATGTCCATCAACTGTGACCAGTTTTCCCAACCGACAACACAGTAACGCTGACCATCATCAGGAACATCGTTGTTACCGAATGCTTCCATCAGGCTAAATGCCCATGCCAGTGTAATACCGTTTGTTGTTTCGTTTAAGTTATTGGTTGTTGTGTCCATTGCATCCAAGATGAGTTCGTCAGTCTTACGACCAAGTGCATAAGCACCTGACTGTTGTGCGACTAACATTTCATCATGGTTGATGCGTAGCTGGTCTAAATCGTCAACCCACTCACCTGCGAAGTAATCTTCAAGAGTTACTGACACGTTTGTGTGATCAAGATTCATTGGTGCTACGTTACCATGACGAGCCTTGGTTGTAGCAAAGCCTTTACCGATTTTTTGGAAGGTGGTCTTATTCTTTACGCCATTAGCTGTACGAATAGTACCACGCAACTTAGAGCCTTGACGCTGGTACGCCATGTGGACGCCAGATTCAAACTCCTCGATAAAGGAGGTATCAATTGTTGGTGTTGCCATAACACCCTCCTTTGTTCAAGTTACAATTAAGTTTTGTTCTTTCTGGTTATCCATCCACTCAGGGCCTTTCGGTTATCCATCGCTTTTGGGCCTTCTAGTACAATTACATTTTCACATAAGACAAAATTAGAAAATTCACATTATCCATTCTGTCTCGATAGTTGAGCAAAACCAGCCCTTACCTTAGAGATAAATGCAGGGTCTTTCTCTTTCCAATAACGCGGGTCGTTTTGCATAGACATAAGGTCTTCACGACTAATACGCTCTTGAAACTCTGAGTCTGAAGTCATGTTAAACTGAGGCTGACCATTCAGTTCCATCAATTCTTCAAACAATTGAACCATAGGAGCAGATGCAGGGACGTTAGCAAAAGCGTTATAAGCTTCTTCGCTTAAATTGCCATGCGCCCATCCATCTACACGTTCTAAACGTTTTTCAGCATATTCACCCAAAGCTTCTGCTTCAGTGTTCCAATCAGGACCTCTCATAGCATCTACTTGAATATACTCGTTCATTAAGCCATTAAATTCATCTTGAGATAGACCGTAGTTATGTGCAGTCTGCCTAAACCAATCTACCATTGGGTCATCATCTGATACACTGTACTCAAGGCCTTCTGGTGCTTCAAATTGCATCTCATAGTCTGCCGGACTAATAGGAGCTTGCTTAACAGCTTCTTGGTTAAGCTCTTCTACAATTTGAGTTCGTAATTCTTCTTTGCGTGTATAAAACGCTCTTTCCAGTTCGCCATAGCTATTCGCTAGCTCTTCTGGCCTGTCAAACTTTTCTGGAAGCCATTCAGGTCTTTCTGACTGAGTTTCCTGAGGTTGCTCCGACCCTCCAGCCTGAACCTCTTCAGTTTGTACTTCTACTTCTGCTGTTTCTTCCGACATTAACAATCCCACTTCCTTAGTGCTTTGTTGATACGGCTATTAGGGTCATTAGCCGTCTTTTTACTTGTAAGCTTCTTTTTCATACCCATCATCCGCTTACAAAAACTTCTACGTCTAGCGGCTGCTTTTGGTGACTTCTTAGCTTGCTTGGCAGATACAGGACGCTTGATATTCTTGCCTTGTCTACGCAAAGATGCACGACCTTTACGATTAAGTCCACCCTTAGGGTCTTTTCCCTCTTTACGTTGCCATGCCGCTGACTTAGCCATTACGTCCTCGCATAAGTTGGTTTCTTACCACTACCGCTAGGATTAGTGGCACGTTTACGAGCAACCGCTTTTTTCTTTGCGGCTGCACTCATAGATGAGGCTTTAGATGACGGAACGCATTTAGGATAACTACGACCATCACCTTTAGAACGCCCACACTTAGGATGCTTACCACCCTCCTTTGTGGATATATCTACCCATTTCTCATCAAACCATTTGGTGAGGCTCATTTGTATTTACCCCCCATTTTCTTATATTGCTGTACCAGTTGACCAGACGCATAAGCAGAAGGCCACTTCTTGACCCTCTTCTTAACAATAGCTTTTGCTCTTGCATATAACGCTGGATTTGCTGGTTTAGCCATTAGTCTGGTTTCCTTCCCATGTATCTTTTCATGCTCTTGAAACCCTCTCTCGTTTCTTTGTATTTTTTGTAAAGACCACGACCATACACACCAGCTCCAAATGCCCCTAGAGCATGTGCGCCATAACTAGCAATCTGGTCAGCATGAGGACCTACTGTCATAATAAAATCACTAACAGCACCAGTTTTCTTTAGAAGCTTTGTCTTAGCTGGTTTGGGTATACTTCTATTCACCTTGTTTTCTCCCTTGTTCACATCTAGCTTTGATAATTGCTACTAACCACCTAGAGCCTTCAGCGTGAGCTAGAGTTTCGATTCCAGTTCCCGCAGGGTATACGTTATTCGTTGTGAGCGACTCCAAGTAATGTAGAAAATCTTTTCCGATACCACCGCCGAATAGACCATAGGCTTTACTATTAAGGTCTTTATCAACTTCTTTGCTATACCCACGACCATCGACTGAAACATTTATCTTCTCCTTCATTGTTGCGGCATCCCTTGTTGAGCTTGCATTAACTGTTGCATTGTTTGTACATTTTCTTGTACTTGGCTTGCTTCAGCTAAAAGCTCCTCTTGAACACCGAACTTAGCGGCAAGATACTTAATAACAGCTTCTTGGTTGTATAGAACAGGGGTAATCTCAGGGCCGAAGGTAGATGCGACTGTCTGTTGAAAGCGAACAAAATCAGACACGTCTTGCTGGTCTTGCGCTCTTAGCAGGGGAGATACTGGTACGATACGCAATTCCCTGCCATCCACCTTCGGTATGTCTAACAGCCCTTGCTTTGTGTAAATGTGTATTACTCTTTCTACAAGCGGCTGTAAAAATTCCTTCTGCATACGACCAGCTACAGCACCCATATCTCTTGATACATCAGCTAGTCTTTCAGAAACCTCAGTAGCAGACAAAGGTGTTCTTGCATTTGGCCTTGTGTCTAGCTCATCAATAAACAATGCTTTGCGTACATTCCTACGCATATCATCCAAAACAAGCTGTGCTACGTCAAATCTGCCAGCACTCTGCAATGGAGATATACTAGATCCCGGACTTCTAGGAATGAAAGTTCCGGGCTGGATAGTTATGTTATCTGGGTTAAACACACCATCATCATCATAAATGTAGCTACCAGCGATAGCCATCTCAGCATTTTCAAGAATAAGCTGGACAGTCAGATTCAATGTTTTAATAGCTGGCATTGCCTGTAGTACAGGACCTCTGCCCCAAACTTCAAAACCAGACTTAGACCAACGTGTAGTAATCCAAGGAACAGAACCACGACCCTTCATCGTATCTTTAATAAGGATTTCGTTGTCTGTCTCAGATATTAGGTAATATGTGTATTCGTCTTTAAACCTGTTTGTCTCATCATAGATGGTCGCTTCAACAATCTTAGTCTTGCGAGTAGGATTGCGCTTTTGCTCACTCATCATTTTTTCAGTGTATTTAGCCTTAGGATATCTGTGCTTTACCTCTGTGATATCCATGTTGTTGTTCCAGCGAAACCAGTCTGAAACTCCATCCATGCGACCCGGCAACAACGCTAAGTTAGTTGGAGGCACAGCAGAGAAATGCAAGTCTCCTTGGAAACGACCTTCTTCACACAATAGGTTCATTGTGCCAATGCCTAGGTCTTGCAAGCCCTCATGCATCTCAGAATTAAAGTTAGAGTTACGCAAACCTTCATGAATAAGGTCTGTAATTCTATCTAGCTCTTCATCTAATGATTTGCTTCTTAGTTCTTTTGGAAACTCAGGACCGGGGGCGAGTCTAAATGCACGACCATTAGGAGGAAAAAAACCAAGTTGTAAGCGACTAGCAAACTTAGGAAGACCCACAACAGCAGTTTCGTCATAGATATTTTCTGTTCTACGGTTTGCACTGCTTTCCTGAAAAAAGCTCTCACGATGAGGAATAACGTAATCATATATTTCCTCCCACAAATCAGACCAAGAGTTCCATCTACCCTTGGCCTTCTTGTATCTGTCCATGATACGTTTTAGTTCCTGTTTAGTGTCACCACCAGAAACAGTTGGATTCCCGTCACCTTGCCCTGCACCGTACATATCAGTACCTACTTTCTAATAGATTGACCCATTGAGCCAGTAGGTGTTGGCGTTGCCGCACCCATTTGTTTTCTGCGATAGCCAGTATAGCCTTCCATTTGAGCCGCCTGAAGTGAACGTCTGCCTGTAAGATTACTCGTAGTTTTGCGCTCTTCGTCTAATTCATCGGCTTCTGTATCAGCTTCTACTTTAGCAAGACGGTCTTTTTCCGCTTGTTCAGCATCAATTTGCTCTTGGCTTTTTTGTGGCGTCTTAGGTTTTGAAAATACACTACCCATCAGAGTCTCCTTTATCTTTTTCAAACATGATTTGCGCTCCATCTTTAAGCAATTCACAATATAACTGGTAGGGCGTTAATACCCAGAACTTATTTAAGCCAACTATGTGTTTAATAAAGGAAACGCAGTACATCAATCTAGGCATATATATTGGCTTATCTTTAACCTCAACATCTAAACATGTCCAATACTCCATCATTGTGGCAAACAAAACGTCAGCTTCTTCGCCTTTGTAGTTTTCAAACTTAAAGCCATGTGTACTAAACTCGTATTTAGTCCATATTTCATGTTCAACATCAAATTTAACTGCAAAAACATGGCTAAAACCCTTGTTATGCTTAGTAAAATACTTCCATAACCCTATATTTTCGCTTTCACAGAAGCAAATTACCCATTTCACAGCCCAGAAACCCTTCGTGAGAGCCTGTTCCTTGACTTTAACCGTCCAAAGGGAGTGCCACCTCGCTCTACAGTGGTGTGAGAGACAGGTTTATGACCCCCAAAGATGACTTTTCGGCCTTCGCCACCACCTAAGAATGCATATTGCAGTGCATCATGTATATGAGAGAACCTGTTTTTACTAGGACGTTCATCATAACGTTCATTGCCCATATTATATGTGCGCTTGTACTGATAGCCACCTTCGAACCCTGCTATTAAAGTAGTACAATTCGGGCTTACAGTCATACACGGATAGCCATCTGACATGCGGTTTAAGACACCTTCGACTGCTTCCACTCGCATAACAGCGTCATTACTTGGAGCAGGGTGAGCATTAATGCCAGCCGCACGTAAAATCATAAATGGCGTTTGCTCAGAAGTCTGCGCCATTTGATTACCAGCAGGGTCGCCAACAAACTTGAAAGTATGTTTGTCCCAATCGTTCCTAGCGATTTCCCTTTTAAGGACTTCAGCGAAACGTCCCGCACCCATATCCTGACCAATAATCTCATGGAATATACTCCATCTCCCTGCAAAACCCTGTTGAGTAAAGATAGCACTTGGAGTTCTACCAAAGTCGATACCAACTATTACCTCTATACCATCAACAGGCTCAATAGGGGACTTTGATACATGCGTTTCTTTCCTAAAGGTCGCATACACTGGCTTGCCGTCCATTAATGCTTGGTACTCGTTCAATACATAAACTTTTACCCATTGCGGAGTCTTACCTAAAATAATCTTATCGTAGTAATCGGGCTGTATGTTGGGGATGTTCTCAGCTTTACTATTCTTCTCATAGCCTATTAAAGCACCGCCCTCACCACGCTTTTCTTTCATAGCACCAGCTTGTGTAAAGAATGTCCAGTCATCAGGCTTAACCAACAGCATCTTCTCATCTGCTGCCATATACTCAGGAGCAGGCACTTCACCAGACATAATGCCCCACCAATGCGTTTCATCAGGAGCATTCGTGTCCATGATAACGCCAAACCAACTCGGGCCACCATCACGCATAGAAGGAAAACGACCAACACGCATAGTACATGCATCAACGATAGACTTTGGAAGCTCTCTAGCCTCATTGAGCCAAACTCCTGTTAGCTCCAATGACAAAAGCTTCTTTACGTCCTCTTGCTTGTCCAATGCTAAAAAGATGACTTCACATTCAACGGTAGTCTTATCCCCCAATGAGAAGTTGACAAGATGAGTGTAGGGAGGACTCCACACAAACTTGCCAACTTCATCACCGAACCAATCCCGCCACGTCTTAATAGTCGTAGTTTTTAACTGAGGATTGGTATTACGAATAACTGCCCACCGTGTTCTGCGTACCCCAGCAGAATTAGGGGCTTGGCTGACAGCTTTCCGCATTATCTCCATGCAACAAGTCACGGATTTGCCAGAACCAACAGGCCCTCTTATACCCCGTACAAAAGACTCACTCTTCATAAAGGACTTGGCTACTGGACCTGGGGGTTTATAATCTAAATTCACAATCAGCCTTTTCACATAAAAAATATTTTTGGCTTAATAACTAGATGAAGTCTATCGTGTGTGTAGTTGACCTTTATATGGATTACGTCCGGTTTTTCAAAGCGTCTTCTGTAGTAGGCCATATACTAGCATGGGTCCCATCTAGTCTACATTGAAATTGATTTGTACAGCAGTAGACGGAGTCTTCACTACGTCCTGTCTTATTCCTGCTCTATCCATCAAGTCTCTAGCGGCTTCAAGCCTTACATACTGTGACTTACTGTTCAGCAGTTCTCTCATCGTTGCCATCGCTTGTGTTGCGTCCCATCCCAAAGTCATCATAGCCAACTGTTGTCTATACTCGATAACATGTTGTTTTTTCAGGGTTGTGTAAGCCCAAGCTTTGTTTCTACCCAATGCTTTAGCGGCTTCACTTGGGTTGCAACCGTTATGCAATATCATGTGTACCAAATCAGCTTGCGGTTCAGTTAACTTCTCGTTACCCGCTTGAGCTACTGGAGCATGTTTCTCTATCTCATCCATTGGGACGATAGAGCCTTTATATTTCTCTTGTTGTTGTTTATCTGCTGTTGTCATTTCCAAGACCCGATTAGCTACGGACGTATTATAGGTATACTTCAGATAGGCCTGTCAACTCACTTCTTACATCTTACTGTCTTATCTATCTTTTATTTGTGGATTTCGACAGTTATACGTTTGGCGTTGTGTCGAAATCAACTGTGTCGCACCCCATCGAGGGGTACTCACAGTGAGTTGCACATGCTTAATTCCCTAAGCGGTCATGGCAAGACGTGGCTTGCGAGTCATCAGATGTCCGTCACTTCGGTTGTTACTTATTTAATTAAGTCACTCTTGCGAGTGACATGATTTTATTTAGAACGTTACCGTTGTAACATCTCGTTCCTTGAGTTGAGAACACACACACATGATTTTTTCTGCGAGATTTGCTGGCGGTCAATCGTCGGTCAGTGTCTTTGGGACACTGTCTCCTCACTCCCTTGCAAAAGTTTATACAATGAATTCCTGAGGGAAACGGTAAAAGTCAAGGGCGTTTCAAAATCCGAATTTACTATTTGATTTAGCCGAGTTTGCACTCGGCATGACAGCCCTTTCCGACAGTTTGTCTTTTGATAGAAGGTCGAAAAGGGCTGTTTGGTAAATCCATTTTGACTTACGGGGCTTCCTTGATCAGTCAGCCCAACAACCCTTGACTGTCACCTTTCATTGTATCTGTGGATAGGTATACGCAGAAACAATCATGTATGTGCGTTCATAACCTAACTAACGTCAAGGAGAACATCATGGGTTACTACAAAACACAACTAACAGAACAGCAAGAAGAACAGCGTCTAGGTAACATTGACCAAGACTACGAGTATCAGGTTACATCAGAGCTTGACCAAGCATTAGCTGATGGTGACACAGAACGTGCAATGTATCTTGCATCAGTTATCGACATAACAATCCAGTAAGCCAAATCAGGGGTAGGTGATTGGCATCTACCCCATAACGTAAGGAGAATCACAAATGCCTTTTGATATTGACCTAAGAGACATCAACCTAGTAGATATTGCCGCATCAGGACTTAAACTACCTCGCCTTGAGGATGTCACCACTGAGTACCTTGACTACATTGCCAAGCGTCTACAGTACGACACATTCTCAGAGCAGTCCAAGCACTCATACGATGAGGCATGGCAGATGCACTACGCACAGCTTGAGACAGCCGCTATCATGTTTCACGGTGATGGCAATGACTTGACACTTTGTTGCAAGCTCATAGACTCTCGCATTCGCAACCTTGAGTACGAGATGGAATCGTTAGCCAACTATGCCAACCGTCTCAAGAACGAGAAGGATGACCACGTTGTCAATGACCCTGAGATTACAGTCAAACAGGATGAAGCCATCGATGCTCGGATAGACAAGATGCGTGACCAATATGCATACATCAAGAACATGCATTACGTCCTCAAGACCAAGGTACGCCCTGAGATTGAGAAACGTACAGGATACACGATGGATGCTTACAAGTCCAAGGCTCAGCTTGACGCAGAACGCAAGACTAAGAAGTGGTCGCACTTCCGCAAGAAAGTCACCATGGATGTCTACATGTCATGGTCGCCCAAGCAACGTCAAGCTTACACAGAGAAATATGGTCGTAGGGTTCAGTAGCCCTACGCCAAACATCGGGAGGCTGGAGCATCACGCTCTAGTCTCTCACTTTTTTTGTGCAACAACCACCGCCTTGAAACGCCTCAGTCTGCAAAGGAGGACAAAATGATATTCTATATTGTTGCTGGTGTCTTTTCAGCACTAGCTATTCTGTTTTTATTAGCCAAGTTTGACTTCAAGAAAGTCCTATGGCTTGACATCCCTATTGACATCGCCTCAACTATACTGCTCGTTGTTATGTTTGCTGGCACATTTGCTGGCATGATGGCGGCAGTCATAGGGGGGTGTATTATTTCAATTACACTTTTTTCTATCAAGAGGATAGCTGGCTATAAGAAGCCAAAGTGGAAAAAATTTGGTTATGAGTGGGTGGAGACAAGCAAATGACAGTACAACAGTTTAAAGCAATGTTGGATGCTAACAAAGAAAGGCTTCATTACTTTTGGAAGTATGCAACAGAACAACGTAGAGGTGTTGCAACATCTGTCAAACCTTCAACCATTAAACAGGCTATGCAAAGAAGAAAAGCCAAATAGTAATTAGAATTGACACTGGTACTAGCGTACGATAGTCGAAATCCAGTGACAGGGGGAATAGACGTGCTGCCCCCACCCTTAACCATGTCAACGCAAGGAGAAATAGACATGAACTTCGCACAAATCACAATCTCAGGTAACATCGGCAGTGAACCAGAAGTCCGTGACGTAAACGGTACTAAAGTCGCTAACTTCTCAGTAGCTGTCAACGAGGGCTACACCACCAAGTCTGGTGAGAAGGTAGAAAAGACACACTGGTATCGTGTCGAAGCTTGGGACGGTAGCAATGGCAAAGGCCTAGTGTCTAACGTCATTGA